TTTAAAATTATATTGTATGTCTTCCTTTATCGAGCCTGAAAAAATGGGGTAAACCGTGAAACATAATAATTCACAAGGATTTCCTTTTTTATCAATTGATTCGCCTTGAGGGTATACTTCTAGACCGTGTTTATCGATTGGTATATCAAGACCAACTAATCTTAAAAAAAGTTTTTTAATGAAGCTATTAAATATATAATAATATTTTTGATGTTTAATTTTTCCACTTTCTTCAGTGATAGATTTGCTGTAATTTAGTAAAGAATTATTTCTTTTTAAACCTGAAATAGATTTCGAGTACGAGCCGGTTATTAAGTGGGCTCTGAAAGAGAAAATGGTTCCAGAAATACCAACATTTCTATTTAGATTCTGCGGGCTTAAGTTGTTGAAAAACAAAGATTGGGATAAATTTAAAAAATTTTGATCTTGAAAAAAACACATTTTAAAACTTTCATTCATTTTAGGTTTTTTTTCTAGTATTTTTAAATATAATTTGATAGACAGAATCTTTTCTTCGTTATAATTTATTCCTATGCCATCAAGACATTGATTGTTTTCTTTTAAAAGTTTATATTCCCTCGCGAAGAAAGAACCGTATCTGTTCTCTGTTAAAAACTTTAAAATTTCGTCATTTACATTCATGCCTAATAACCTCAAAAGAAGGTACCACTTTGTTAAATCTGGTTTTGGTTTTGTTGTATATCTTCAGCCAGCCAAACATTCTTCCTAAAAGAGGAAGGAAGAGGCAATTATCCGAAGCTATTCCATTGTCTAGAGATAAGCAAGCTATAATACAACCTATATTCATTGGCACTGGCGTAATTTTTTCCAAATTTATGCAAAAATTTGTATTATCACCGAATGCTGGTTTGTATTTATTTTTTAGAAAAACAACTCTATCATCTTCATTTTTTATGGATGGGTGGCCAAACCCCGGGATTTTTTGATTAGCATACCTGCCCAGTACTTCTTGGGGGCTGTATTTATGATTTTTGTGTATAAATTCTGCAATTTGTTGTATCGGCAAATGTTGATCACTAATACAATTTAGTCCTGCAGATAGGGCGTGGGCTAGCGATACGCCCGAATTACAAGCTAGAGCAATAACTGCTGAGCTTGGCGGTTCTATTTTTACAGGAAAATCTATAAAAATATTAGACAAATCATTAAATAAATCTAATTGAATTTCTGTTAAATTGTCTCCTGCAAGATATTTGTATATATTATTTTTAAACATTTAATGAAACTTCGTGTTTTGTGGATATTAAGTTGGTCTGAGCTTTATATTTTTGTACGATTTTTTGTGAGTTTTTTATGGATGCCTCATTTTGAGAATGAATTTCATAAATGAATTTACTGATACCAATATCTTTTAAAAAATTAGCCATAAAAACTCTTAGTTGAGACCCAACTTTTTGCCTTCTTTGGTTTTTGTCTACAACGGTTAACACTCCTAAGGCTATCGATTCTTGTAGGTCATAAATTTCGTTCAGCTTTGTTGATGCGCAGGTTAAGCCTATGAGGTCTCCTTCTAAACTGTAACCAAAAATTGGCTGATCTTCAAAAATGATCGGGAAAATTTCTGATTTATATAAGGAATATGCGTTTTTTTCTGTAGGCTTTAAGTTTCCTATAAATAATGAATCATTATTCATTATGCAGGATTTTAAAAGTTTAATTATTTTTTCTTCATGTTGAAAGTTTAAAGTATGTATTCGGTCGTCACACATAATGGTACTCCACGGTTGATAAGCTCTCTAAGTTTTTACCGCCCGCATAACTTATCGAGCTCTGAAGATCTTGTTCGATTTCTTTTAGTTTTTGCTTAAATGTCATTCTGTTATTCTTGATTGTGTTTAATTTTCCTTCGATATGGCTTGTATGATTTTTATTTTCATAACTTGCTGAACCGAAATAAGCTTTGTGAAATTCTCCGTTGATTTCCACGACCCCAGCAGGGCTATCCGTGCAACTTGCAAATAAACTTCCTGCCATAACCATACTGGCTCCTGCGACTATAGATTTTGCAATGTCTCCGTTGCATTTTATTCCTCCGTCTGCAATAATAGGAACTTGAAATAGATCTTCTTCATTGTGCCCCGCATATGTACTCGAGCAATCTTTAACGCAATTAAACATTGGTAATGTAAAACCAGTTTTATCTTTTGTTGTGCAAGCCGAACCCTGCCCTATTCCAACTTTTACTATATCTGCACCAGCATTAGCTAAATCAATTACAGCCTGCCTTGTCGCCACATTTCCTGCGATAATTTTTGTGCTAGGCAGTTCTTTTTTAACAAATTTAATCATTTCGATCATTCTTTTTGAGTGGCCATGTGCAATATCTATTGTTAGAAAATCAATAGTGTTTCCACGCTTTTTTATTTTATGAATTTTATCTTTATCTATTTCTTGCACCCCTGTACTAAAAGATATTATTTTCCAATTCTCAGCGTTTGCAATAGCTACATTATCAGCAAGATCGTTATAAAAACGATGCATAACATAAAAATAGTTATTTTCACTCATCCATTTTGCTAAACTCATGTTAATAACAGACCGCATATTAGCTGGGATGATTGGAAGCTTGAAGTTAAATCCGCAAAAGTCAACGCTTGCGTCGCATTCTGATCTACTTAAACATTCGCTATACTTTGGTATTAAAGCGATATCTGAGTAATCTCTGTATTTAATTGTCATAAAAATCGTCTTCTTTTTTCTTGTTGAGCAGCCAAATAATACCACCCATAATCCCGAAAACCAAAAAGTCTCCAGTAAAAAATTCAAAGTAAGAAGTTGCTAATAAGTGCATTATCTATATTCCTTTTTAAGAAGTCTCCATCTGTCAGAATCAATAGGCTTGTTTCCGCAGTCTATAGCAAAAAGCATATCTATGATCTCATCGACTGTATTATAAATATATTTATGCGGGAACATTCCAAGCATCCATAGAGGGGTCTTTGATTTTCCCCCTTCCATGCTTACGAAAACTGGTTTTTTTTCTCTAACCGCCGTAACAATTTCCTCTGCACTTCCCCAGCTTGCAACTTCGGGTACAAGGTGAGCTATAATGAAATCGCTGCGATCAACTAAATTTAAATCATACGCTCGAACGGTTTTCATTCGATCTGTCACTCTATCGTATTGCTTCGTTTTCATCCAAGTCTCCATTTCTTGGCGAGATGCCTCATCCTCTTCTACATCTTTAATAAATGGTTTCTTATAGGGGTCGAAGCAAGTGATTCCCATTGGATCTAGTTTTTCTGTTACATGCTCTCTCCAATTCCTGCCACTAACATATTGCATGTGGCCCACTAAATAACATTTAGTTCTGTACAATAGATTATTCATGCCTGAATTATATCAGACAAGGGATTAAATGTCAAGACTTATCTTGCGGCGATAACATGAACATCGTATTGAGACTTTAATTGCTCTTGAAAATTTAATGTAAATTTTTGTTGATCAATATTAGATAATGTATATTTCATGGGTGTAGGTATATTTTCATACGGCCATGTATATATCGCAGCCTCTTTCCATTCATTTGCTTCGTTTGAATATATATAAACATAATCTTCTCCAATATGGAAATCGTCTAAGTCTGTGTCTTCGCTCTCATTAAAATCTGCTCCGCTAACGCTTATTTTAGACCAAAAGTCTTCGCCTGTACATATATATAAGAAATTTCCTTGAACCTCTTTATCTCCCGCGGAGCCAGAAGTTCTTTGTTCGATCGTAGCTGACACTCTTTTCCATTCGTTCGATTCAGAATAAAAATATTGATACGGATCTTCGAATGCAAAATCTCCTTGTTGCCCAAAATCATTTGGCTTCCGACTTTGCTTTAATTGTAAAGTTAAATTCACTACGGGTTTTTTATTAAATTGTTCCGGAAAATAAATGTCGTACGAAACATTACCTTCGTGGATCCCCGTGGAAAAAGATTGCATTTTCGTCTCATGCACCGACATGATTTTGGGTGTAGAAGCGCTAACTTGCAAGAAGTAGCCCGTTCCGGTAATTAAGTTTTCTAAATTTAATTTAAAAGAGTTTTCGGTTACATCAGATATATAATAATTAATAAAAGGCTCTGCAGAATTATTTAATAATGTTGTTTGTATTGATGGAATTGACCCGAAAGTTTTTGGTAAATCGATGTCATAACTAATAAGCCCTGCATTAATCTTTTCGGAAAAGAAAACTGGCTCATCGTATTTTTGAGGAACCACCCTTTCGTAAGACCCATCTTCACCTGTTACATATAATTCCTGTATATATGCGTCTCCAGATATATTTAAAGATCCAGAATTATTATCTGTGTTGATACTTACATTTCCTGAATTGCTGATAGAGAATTTATTTTCTCCAGAGATAACAACATCTATTCCTGAATTTATATTTAAATAATTGGAGTCGTCTGCAGCAATCCTTAAATGGCCTGAGGAGAATTCAATAAAGCCTTCATGCTGATTGGATTTTAAGATCCCAGATAAATACAAATCTCCATCTATAGATAAATTTCCTCCGCAAAAAATATCTCCAGAAGAAGTAAGGGTTCCACCTATATTCGCTTGATTGTTTGTAGTCAAGCTTTCTGAAGAGACACTTCCAGAGAATATTCCAGAACCTTGAGATGTAAAGTTTCCTTCGGAATAAATTCCTCCGTCAACCTCCAGAGAGGCTTGAGGATCTACTTCTCCGCCAGAAAACTTGTCTCCGATTCCAACTTTATTGAAATAAATTTGTTCCCCTATGAAGTTGTACCCGCTTATATCTCCTTCTTGAGTTGTATCTACAATTTCTTTTGTGAATAATTTACCATTAAATGTGCAATCGTCTTCAAATATTTTTTTACCTCTAATTACTTGATCCCCCGTTATTGCAACAGTGTCATTCACTATAGAACTTTTTAGGTCTTTAAAATTAATTACAGAATTATTTTCGTTGGGTTTTGTAACAAGAAACAAAAAATTGTCATGCTGATTGGACTGGGTGTTGCTTGGGGGTATTTGGTTCGGGAATGCATGCAGTGCGTCAATTTTTTGAAAACTTGATATGCGATTATTTTTCATTATAATTAACTAATTCTTTGGTTTTGTTTTTTGGTTGCTATTGTGTGAACTGTGAAATTATTTTGCGGAGCATTTTCAAAATTTAAGATGTACCCTGTGCTATTTACACCCGAAATTAAAAATTTATCTTCCATATTAAGATTTTCTAGAGTTGCGGATATTTTAACGTCTTGATATTCTTCGGGAAAGTTTATTTCATATCTTTCACCTTGCACATTTAAGGAATTTGAGAAACGGTATATTGATTTATTTTTTGATGCAAAAGTAGAATCTGAACCTCCCATAACAATTGTATGCAGTTTAGATTCATTGCTCTCTATATTTGAGTCAAATTCGATTTCATAAGAGTATTTATCGACCCCGTAAATTTTATAATTATTAACTCCGGTTTGGTTTTTGAAACAATTTTCTGTTGATGCAGAGATTACAGGAACGCTTTTAAAAGTTTTTGGGAAAAAAATTGTAAAGTTTTTCTCCCCTGAATTTAAACGAGTAGAAAAAGCCATAGACTCTTCGTTTCCTCCTATAAACTGTCCGGACCTATGATAAATAGATGAAATAAATGATTTTCCAGAAAATGAAATTTCTCCAGAAGTAACCCCGTTTCCTAGCACGTTAGATTCTCCGATGCGTATATAATTTTCAATATTACATGTTCCGGTGTTCGATAAGTTGAAAAGATCCTTAGATGAATCTTTAAAAATTAAATTCGAACCTATCGTCCCCGTAAAATTTTCCACTTTAATAATTCCTGACATTGCATTAGGGTGGGAAGTACAATAGTAACTATAACTCCCTGTTTCTGCTGCGGAAAAAACTGTTTGACCACCTTCTTCTGAAGCGATAATATCGTCAGAGGAATCTTTTATTTCGAATGGGTGTCCCTCGCCTATATTGTTAAATATTAAAGTATTGCCTATGTAAGCTGTAATGGTCGGATCATCGCCTTGGACATCTTCAGTGAAACTATAGTCGGTTCCGTTTCCTATGATGTTAATATTTAAAGTTCTTGTATCTGAAATTTCTGCTTCTTTAGATATAAAATTTAATTGAGAGTCTGGGTAAAAAACAGAATCCTTGATTGACGTTTGGTTTCCGCTAACACTAAAATCATCTAGTCCAAATATATTGGTGCTAGAATTTAAGTTTTTAAGGCTCACCTCCTGCGCGACAATAATATTGTCGCATTGTAGGGCGTTGAAAGAGCTTGAGTTCTCATTGTTTACAACCAAGTTTTCTAGGCAATCAATATCTAATGTGTTGCATCTAAATTTTTCCGGCACAGTTTTAATGTTTAATTGTTTGAAATATCCCGTTTTAGCTTCAAAGTTTACGCCCGAAGCGTTTTCTCCGGTCGATACTGATCCAATTGAATTTATTGAAAGCCTTCTGTTTATGCGAACTTCATTATCAAATATTTTCTTTCCGCTTATAGTTTGATCCCCCCTAAGATGTATAACTTCGGCCAGGGTTGAGTTGTATAATCCAGAAAATGATATAATTTCATTGCTTATCTTTGGATTAATTACCATGAAATACCATTCATCGTTAAGCTCAGAGTATGAAGGCGGAGAACTTTCGTAGTTGAAATTCGTGCCGGAGGAAAAAAGCGGTCCAGTTTTAGGTAATTCTGATATTCTTTGATTTGGCATGGCAGCAAGCTTTATTACACCAAAACAGGAGAATTTGTGTAATAACTTTAATGGTACAAGGAGTAATGGACAGGTTGACCTATGAGCGGTTGGGGGTAATATTAACTGACGCTCCCGCGTACAAAGAGAGCGGGTCTAAATACAAGGATTTAATTAGGGTTCAAAATATGAGTTACGAATTAACTCATCAAGCCATAGATATTAAGGCGGTAGGAAGCGATGCGTTGGTTACTAGGGGTGGCCAAAGCCCCGTTGTTAGAGCTCCAGACGTTTCTTGTGATATAGGGTATTTATTTACTCACGGACTAAACGAAAGCAGTATAGGGTTTCATTTGAAGGAAGACGGCAGTATTTTAAAAAATTTTTTATTACAAAATCATACTGACGATATAAATATATTAATTGTTTCTTCAACCAAAAATGATCACGAGGATATTACTTTTTTGCAGTCCGAAAGTGATTTTGAAGATTTTAACATTATAGGTGTTGGTAACGCATTTCTGTCTCGCTATGCGTACAGCGCTTCAGTTGGCCAATTCGCCTCTAGCGTTGTTGCTTACGGAGGAAGTAATATTCAATTTGATTTATATTCTTCTCAGAACAGGCCAAAGCTACCAGCTATAAAATTAGGTATTGACAATATCAGATCTAGTGAAGTATTAGAGTTGAGTCCGGAAAAGTTTGCAGATCTAGACCATGCTCCAGATAAAATATTTGATTCTCATGTTTTTCCTGAAATTTCTGCTATTAGTCCCGGAACAATAACTGCAACTATTTTTAAAATTAGCGGTGACAGGGGTGGTGCTATTTTAGATTCTGCACATGCAGCCGTACAAAATATTAACATCGACCTTCCCATCCCAAGACAAGAAATTTATGGATTGGGCAGCAACTTTATATTTGATAGGAAGTTAAAACTGCCCATTATTGGATCTCTTTCTATAGACATGATATTGAGAGAATATTCTCAAGATCAGCTCAGCGGCTTCTTGAATAAGACAAATACTTATGATATTAAGATTGATCATAAAATTCATTCTTCTATAAACGGAGATAGCGGTGATTTTTTTGCGGACGACCTAAGTGAAAAATTTTACATTAACATAGGTGATGGACAATGGAAGGTCACATCTATTAGTCAAGCATCTATTGAAGAAAATTCTTCTCCACCTTTTGATGAAGAAGAATACATCTCTGGGCAAGAAGATTTTTATTATGTTAAGGTAAGGGGGTCTACATGGTTGAAAATTCCTCTTGAGGCTAGCGATTTTACACTTGCGGGCAGCGATGTATTATCTAAGTTCTATCAGGGAGATTATGTGCATATCAAGACCGAAAGTTCTTTTCGCAAATTTGCAGTAACAGATGTTATTATTGATAATGACTTAATTCAAGAATTGTCTTTTGATTCTGCTGTAAAAATAGTTAACAACATTACATTCGAAATTAACAACGCGCAATTGCAAAACCAGTCTTACACTCATGAAATAGGTTCTGATGTAATGGTTAGCTCCGCTTTATCTTTTGGAGTAACGAAAAATGATGGCTTAAAACTTTATCCACGATTTATACCAAGAGATCCTCCTGATTGGTCTAGCGGTTTCGACTCTATAACTCATGATGAAAATAACTCTTCTGCACTAAATTACGATAAAACTTTAGAACGTGGCGACAGCAAGGTCAACTTTTCAGCGGGAGGTGCAGATGGGCAATATTTTGAAGTGCATCCAGATGGAGAAATATTTTTTCTTGAGGCTCCAGACTTTGAAACTAAATCTACTTATTCGTTATCTATAACAGCAACAAATGATGCTGGATCGTCTTCAAAAAATATAGACGTTCAAATTATAGATAAAAATGATTCTAATCCTGTTTGGAGCCTGAGGGAAGAAGCCGTAGATCACTTAGAGGGAGAAACTATAGTAAATTATAATCAGTCTTTAAATATAGATTCTGCACTTAGTTTTTACGGTTTATCTGGAGAAGATAAGAAATATTTTTCTTTATCCTCTTCAGGAGAACTATCTTTCAATTTTACTCCAGATTATGAAACCGCTACGAAAAAGACTTATAATTTATTTATAACCGCTTTTAATGAGTTTGGAAATACAGATAAGTTGCTAAGTATCAATCTTATAAATCAAATAGATTCTTCTCCAGAATGGGTAATTAATTCTGAAGATATTCTTATCGAAAGAGGTGATTTAACTAATTTAAATATTATTGGTCAAATAAAAGAATTTCAAGATCACCCTGTTTCATACTCTATATTAGGACAAGACTCTGCGCTATTCCAAATCTCAGCAGAGGGGAATATATCTTTCGTTGGGCAGGCTAGCTTAATAAATAAGACCTCACTTTATTTCGAAGCTGAAGCCTCTAATAATATAGGTTCGAATGTTAAACAAGTGAGCATAAAGATTAATCAAGCTGTATTTATCGAGGACAGTCGAGTTGTGTTTGAGGGGGCTGTTCCTGGAGAATACCTTAAGGTCGGTTCCGTTCAAGAGTTTAGAATTTTACCTGCTTACGGGTTTAGGGAGGATTATTCTGTCATGGATTTCGCTTATTTCGCCGCAGGCGGATACGATTGGGCTAAGGTCGCCTTGGTTCCATCTGAGTTAAGCGATCAAGAAGAATTCGATGTTGCTCAAGAGGGCGATAAGGTCTTCATCGAAGATTACGTTCATATTTATACAAATATTAGCGGTTGGATGAAAACCATACTCACCCAATAAAAAACCCCCTAATTTTCATTAGGAGGTTTTTTAAAATAGAGCTATTAATTTAAATTAAGCGAAATACTGATGTATTCCTGTGGCATTTCTTGATCCAGAAATAAATAGTCCGTTTCCTGTGTCTTGTGGGCCACCAATTTGAGCTGTAAATGTTAAATCTACTGTTTTATTATCTCCAATCGAAGAACTGAAAGATTCTCCTTCCAACCTTGCGTTTCTGATTGTAAACAGCATTGCAATGTCTCCGGTTCCGAATTGGTCTGGCTCTCTTAATGTAAATTGTAAATCGTGCTGTTCTTGATCAAACAGAATGTCTGTAACATTGCCTTCTTTTAGGTCAGAAAGTATAGCACTTACAGAAACATTAATATTTAATGGAAAATCTACAACTTTACTGTATCCATATGGGTTTCCAAGTCTTTCAATAGTGCTTCTTCCTACTGGAATATCAATACTAAAACTCTGAACGTGAGCGCTGCCTGCATCATAATCTTTTTCGGGGTCAGAAAAAGGAAGCGGTTCGAACAAACTTGCTCGACCTCCGTTGCCTAGCGCCATATGAATATCTCCAGGACGTAAGCAAGAGAGCCCTTCTTTGCCAAAATCAATCTCACTGTCCACATCGTGCACTCCGCTAATCGCAGGAGGAATAGAAAACTCTCCCCCTGTCATTGGAATACCAAATTGATTGTTGATTGCTGGAAGCTCAAGGTCTTGAGTTCCTGTATAACTTCTTAAATTAAATCCGTCAATTGTAACCGAGGCTGTCGGCATTCCACCTACAGAAGCTTCAACCGAATAATTTGTAACAAAACCATTTCCAAGGGCTATTACGTTCTTAAAAGATTCTGCATCTTCGTTTCCTACTGCATCTGTACCCTCTTGGGTCGTAATAATGAAAAAGTTCTTTCCTCCTGGGTTTTCCGCATCTTCAGTTCTTCCAAGGAGAATATCTCCTGCAATCGCTGATGAGGCTCCGTCAACATTCATTCCTAGAATTTTTTCATTAATACCGTTGGTTAGGTAATATGAAAAATCTAATGTAACTGTGGGCGGCTCAAGCGAAACCGAGTCGATTCTCGCTAGTTGGCCGAATTGATTGACGTCTTCTCTGTTTACTGTGAAACTATAATTTGCGCTTTGAACCCTGCGCAATTGCATGATTCCAGTACGCATATCTCCCCCTGCAGCAACCGCTTCTGCTCTGGTGGAGTATCCTGTTTTTGTTGACCAACCGTCGCTTGATACGCTGTAGTGATTACCTGTGGCATCAACTGTTCCGGCGTACAACGCCTCGCTTTGATAAATTACTCTTGCTCTATTTGCCATAATATTTTTATATGTATGAAGTTAAATTTCTGTTTAAAATTACATTTTTTATGTTATAAAGGGAACTTTATTGTCTTGGAAATCTTAAATTGGTTATTTCGAAATCTAAAAATCCAATAAATAATGATTGATCTATGTTTTTATTTATACGATCACTTAGTTTTGATGCCCTGACATCTTCTATATGAAAAAGTTTAGATTTTTTTTCTAAAGCGAGTGTTTTATAGTTGAATCCTGAAACGTCTCCAAATTCATTTAATGGGTAATCGGAAAATTCTAATTTTGAGAAAACTTCATTTTTTGAGTCTGAGAATGCAGATAAAGCCCCATCAAGCTGAAAAGTATTTTCTGCAAAAATTACGCATCTTATATTTGTCGTCGTTTTATCTTCCCCTCCAAACGCAAAAGCTTCGTTTTGAACTAATTCTGGATTGACAAAAATTGCAGGAACAACTTGTTTATGAGGAGCAATTCCAGAAGAATTCTGCTTGAATCTTCCGTTCGAGTCAAATTTACTTTCAACTATAAGCTGCTCCTCTGTTTGGTTGGTTATATAAAAATTAAATTCTTTTACAGAGTATTCCCCGCTTAACGAATTATTGTCTCCGCCAAAAGACGAATTAAGTATAACCCTGCCATCGTCAAAATCCAAAATTAATCCGTCCTCCCCTCTTTCCATGAAAACTCCGTCATTGTAAATTCCGCTGGGTACTTGCGCACCCTCAACGCTTTCATCAAAAACCCACTGTTTGTGAGGACTGCTATACGTGACAAATCCGTCTCCAAGTTGATCGTCTGTAGCCATTGGATAAAGAGATGACGTATAATTTTGGTAAGCCTCCGCTTTGTTTGTGATAAAATTATCCGCCCAAAGCATGAAGCTTGTAGTTAGTTCGTGTTGGAATTGGGGTTTCATTTTTAAAAGTTTTTAACAGAAACTCGTGAAGCTTCAATTGAATTTAAGTTATTTTCGAATTTTGATAAAATTTCTTTAACGTATGGCATTCTAACCATTCCCCCTTCAGTCTTGTTTTTGTTTTGAAATCCTGCCCCGGAGCGACTTCCTCCGCTGGGCTTATACATATACTGACCGAGGTTCGGAATTCCTCGCCCCTCGAGCTCCCTGAGCCAACTGGACCCGTTGGACCACGGCATAGGTGTGTTTGAATACAATTCTTGCAGGGAGGGCGAAGTGACTATATATGTCCAAATGAAACCATGTGTTCCAATGCTTCTGTTTTTAATAAAGATGCTTGTTTTTTCTAATAAATTAGATAAAGGACTTATTGGATCTGTTCCTTCCGTAAATCCTATAAAGCCATATAGATTACCTTCTGATAAAGTATTACTTATGTTTGATGATCCTGAACCAGCTTTAAGTTCTCTCGTAACAGGGTGACCCTCAAAGTCTCTAATCATCTGATTTTTTACATTCCTAAATTGTTTCTCAATGATTAGTCTAGCCTGAATAAACAAGTCTTTATCTTTTTTAAGTTGAGATTTAACTGAACTTCTAATTGATCTATTCAGTGCTTTGGCCATTTTGTTCAATTGGTCTCAAGAATAATGTTATAAACTGAACTTTATCAAAAAGTCCGTGAGCTCTAGGGTCAGACTCCACATGAAACATTCTTCCGTCTAATTCCACTCTTTTTGCTTCTTTTAAATAATCGTAATCTTCCAGCTTTAATTTTATTCTTACCACACTACTAGGATCTGGTCTATTAACTTTTATTTGTGTGCCCGCTTCTCCAAATTGTTCCAGCGTTCGATCCGTATCGTATCTTATTCTTGCTTTAAAAACTTTTTTAACAGGAACGTTTTGTACGCTAGGAGTTGACTTTCCAGAATTTCCGTATAGATAATTATAATTAGGGTCTGTACTTATAATTACTTTTTTAGCTTCTTTATAAACGATAATATCTCTTCCAAATGTATCGTGAAGGTTGAGTAAGTTTTCGGCAATACTCTCTTTTTCTTCGGCTGAAAAGAAATCTGTCATAAGCATATTTACACTAAAGATTATTTTTTGTGTATCTGTTTATAGGCACAAGGTTAAATAAAGGTATAAGTATATGGAAGCAGAAGACATTTTTAAAAAATGTTATCATCGGAATACAGTTTCTCTGTTTAAGGGTTTCTTGATTATTCTCGAGGATTTATATAAAGAGCATCAAATAAGTTTTGATAAATTAAAGAGCAACCTTCCAGAGGGCTGCATACCTGTTGTTGACCAGGCCGATTATTTCAGCGAAGAGAAATTAAAGCATCTTCGAAAGAAAACTTTAGATATTGGTAATGAAACTATTAGAAATATCGAGAGTGAATTAGATAATTATACTATAGGATTTACATTTAAATAATCATGACAAAATCAGCAACAGAAGAAAAACTAGAGACAATGGACGATACTCGAAAAAAGTTGAGAGAAATCTACAGCTTCACTTTTGAGAAAGAAGAAAAAACAAAGAAAACTGAGACTAGCGAAGTTACTAATCCTGAGACTGGCGAAAAAGAAGAGGTCTCTGTAACTAAAGAAGTGTCTGAGGAAATTCCATACAGAATCATAATGAAGCAGCCTACGCGAAGGCAAATTGAAGAAGCTGAGTTGGAGTTTAGTGTTGAGATGAGCAACTGCATCAAGAAAGGTATTCTCACGAAAGCTATGTTGGCTAAAAAATACAGTGATACCGGAGGTTTATTAGCGGAAGACGACGCAAAAGCCCTGACTAAAATGTATGTTTCTTATGGAGAACTGTCTCAAGAAAGTGAAAAATTAAACGTAAAAACTACTGGACGCACAGAAAAAGATGATGCAAGAATTAAAGAAATATCTGGCGAAATCTCGTTATTAAGAAAAGATATTATTAATGTAGAAACTTCGTACGCTAATCTATTTAATCATACTGCAGATGTTCGCGCTGAAAATAAAGTTATTCAGTGGTATATTTTAAATTTAACACATATTCAAAAAGATGATGAAGATAGCTCGAAGCCTTTATTTGAAGGCAGAGATTTCGAAGATAAGCTTCAACGTTATTATGAATTAGAAGAAGAAGGCGACGAAGTTTACGATATAATCGGCGGGAAAGTTGCTGCTTTATTTAGTTTTTGGTATTATAGTTCTGGCGCTGTTACTAAGGCAGACTTTGAAAAACTTGATAGCGATATCGAAGAGGGTAATATATAATATGTGGAAACTACAAGGCGCAGAAGAGTATTTAGAGATGTAGTCAGAGGTCATTCTACTACAGTTCTAGACGACAAAGTCGTATACATTAAGCATCTTACTCCTCATGACCAGGTAGAGCTTGAGGAAATAGAGGAGCGCTATTTCGAATCCGCGAAAAAACGGGGCGTCCCAACTGAGCAAGATATGCTTGACTATCTAAAGGAAGAGGGTCAATGGACAGAAGACGACGAAAAAACTATCACCGAGAAAACTTTATATATTGAAAACTTAAGAAAAACATTAACTAAATTAGTTTTAAAGGCAGAAATTGATCAACAGAAAAAAGTAATTGAAGAAGAAAGCTCTATTCTTACTCGCAAACAAAACGAAAAAATTAATTTAATTGGCAATACTTGCGAAAGATATGCAAAAGAAAGATTAAATGATTTTTATATGATTTATTCTTTTTATAAAGATGAAGATATGAGTTGTAAGTTGTTTAGTGAGAACGAGTTTGATGAATTAGAAAACGAAGATATAAAGCTTGTTATAAATAAATATAATCAAGTATTCGAAGGATTCTCAGAAGAAAATATACAATATACTGTTCTTGAAGATTTTTATAATCCTTATCTTAGCTTTGCTGAAGACAGTCTTCAGTTTTACGGAAAGCCATTTTGTGAATTAACATATAATCAAATAAGATTAATCGTTTATACTAGAGTATTTAAAAATATATTTGACACAAATGAAAATATACCAGAAAAAATAAGAAAAGATCCTGCGAAACTTTTAGAATTTGGTAGCAGCTCAAGAGAAGAGAGGGAAAAAATAAAAGATAAAGTGACGAGTGGGGACGGAGGTACTATTGTTGGGGCCAAAAAAGAAGATTATGATCGATTGGGAATAGAAAGACCTACTGGCAGCGTTAATTTACACGAAGAAGCCAAAAAGAAAGGTGGTAGCCTTAACATGGAAGATTTAATGAAATTGCACGGAGTCGTTTAATTTTTAGTGTATAGATACCTTATCTAAGGAATAAGGAAAAATGGCTATTAATCTTGACGTACACGGTAATACACAACCTCTTGAGGCAGCGGTTCAAGCTGCAGTAAATAGAATTCGCAGAACGCCAATTAAAATAACTGTTGACGATAAGGGTGCGACACAGCCTTTAGGCAACATGAAGCGCGGGGCTGACGAATTTACAAAATCAATGGAGGCCGCTAATGCTCGTATTATAGCATTCGGTGCTTCTATGGCAATTATAAATGGCGTAGCAGATTCTTTTAAAGCTATGGTTAGGAATATGGTTGAGGTTGAAAAATCTCTTGCGGACATTAATGTTGTTATGGGCTTGAACGCTCAAAGCCTTGATAAATTTAGCGATGGTTTATTTAAAGTCGCAAAAGAAACTGGGGCAGCGTTTAAAATAGCAGCTGATGCGGCAACAGAATATGCCCGTCAAGGCCTTAATGTAGAAGAATCTCTTAAGAGGACTAAAGACGCTCTTATTCTTACTCGATTAACAGGAATGGATTCTGCAGAGGCGGTAAAATCTTTAACTGCCGCAATGAATACTTACGGGCACCAAATAAAAGATACTACTCAATTGGTAAGTAAGTTTGCTGCCGTAGATGTAAAGTTTGCTGTTAGCGCAGAAGATTTTGCTGACGCTATTTCCAGAACTGGTGCTGCAGCAAAAGGAGCTGGTGTAGATATTGACGAATTAATAGGTTTGGTTACCGCCGCCCAACAACAAACTGCTCGAGGCGGAAAGGTTATTGGTAACTCGTTTAAAACAATTTTTACTCGTATCGGAAGGACAGATACATTAAATCAATTAGAAAATCTTGGCATTGCTGTTAGGGATATTGAAGGTAAAACTCTTGGCGCTAAACGAATACTCTCTGATTTAGCTAATACATTTGATACATTATCTGAGGCTCAAAAAGCTCAAATAGCTCAAACTGTTGGTGGAGTTTTTCAAATCAACGTTTTGAAAGCTGTTCTTGGTGACGCTGCAAAGCAAAATGGTATTCTTGCAAATGCCACGCAAATATCTGCAAGTGCAACAAACGAGGCTATAACAAAAAATGAACAACTAAGAAACACAATGGCCGCAATGGCCACAGAAACAGGTCTCGCAATAAAACAAGTTAGCGCTCAAGCGGGCGAAATAGCATTAGGCCCTGGAATAGAAAAAGTACTTAATACAGTTAAGGCTCTCGCCGAAAACATAAGTGGTTCGTTAGGTGATGGAGAGGGCGCTGGAAATGAATTCGCTAAAGGTTTATTAAGAGGTATTGGTAATGTTATTACGGGTCCTGGATTAGTAGTTTTAACGACGGTCTTTATTAAATTATTTGGACAAGCGTTTAAGTTTACTAGAGATAGTTTAGGGTCTTTAATTGGCATAACTAGTGAAGCTCAAAAGCAAAAAGCCATTCAAACGTCGCTTGTTACTTTATTTGGGCAAAACGCCGCATTAAGCAAGGAAATGTTGCGCACAGATATAAGTAGAACCGAGAAAGAAAAGGTGATTTTAGGTTTGCTTAAAGCTCAAGTCGCTGAAGCTAATGTTTTAAATAATGTCAGCAAGCAAGCCGCCGCAACTTTGTACTCTAAAGGGTTTGGCGCAAGCTTGACCCCAAGAAAAGGTCGCGCCTACGGCCATATTCCTAATTTCGCTCACCCAGAGAGAGAGCAAGCCGCTAAAGGTGGATACTCTGCAGGAAATATTCGAGAAATGAATATGCCTGGGGAGGGCCCAATTATTTATAATAGCTCTGAGACGGTTAAGAATTTTAAGGGGATGAATCAGCCTGCAATTATGCCTCCTCAATCAAGCAAAGCTGGAAAAAACTATCAACAAGCATTTGGTGATATACATGGGTTTGATCCTTATGCTGCAGGGGGGTATATACCGAATTTTATAAAGCCTTCAATAAAATTAAAAGATAGGCCTGATATAACCACAAGGAAGCAGGCTGAAGAAGCGGGTTATAGTGGTGCTTCAATTGGTTCAAGATTTGGTAAGACTAAGGCTAGTAAGTCATCTGATTTAAATAAATCGAGATTCAAAAATATTAACCCTCTTGGAGAAAAGTATGTTGTATTAACCGCATCTGAAGGTCCGGACTCTGTTGCCGGATCATACTTTGTTGGGAATAAAAACATGAAAAAGGGTAGAGCCCAACAATATCCTTCGGCGTTTAAAAATCTAAAAAATGTTGCTCCAGCTAAGGTAGATGTACCTTTTTATTCTTTAGATGCTAGAGATAAAGAATTAAATGCAGGTAAAAACTCTCCTTTTAAAAACACAATATATGATGGACTTAAAAAATCTGGCGGACAGTTAGTTGGTAAAATATTAAGCGACTTAGGTTTTTCTTCTAAGGTCAACAAAAGAGACGTTCTTACAGACAGGGACGTTTCTGCTATGGGGGGCAACGTTTTCGAGGGTGTTATAGCTTCTGTATTAAACGATAAAAACTTTAATGAGTATAAAGGTCGAGGAGAGACTGCAAGAATTGATCTTCCTAGAGACGATGACTTGTATAGGCTTTTCGGCGTAAAAGGTGGAAAATTAGGGGCAGAGGCAAAAATAACCTCTCGAAAAGACAATATTAAGGACGCCGCTGTTAAATTTTACGACATGATTATGCCTGGAATGTCTGAAGGTTATATCCCTAATTTCGCAAAAGTAAAATGGTCCATCGATAAAAAGAAAGGTCAATATGGATTGACCGGGTCTCATATGGAATTAATGCAATTCGTGGATTACCTTGAAAGAGCTGGCGTCGAACCTAAGAAACTAGAAGTTTTAAAAACAAGAATTAAGAAAATCCAATCAAACGTAGGCAAAAAACGAACAGAATTTAAGCAAAATAATGTTCCAGGTTTTGGTAAATCTGGAGCAAGGTATTACGACCAACTTAGGGCTATCAGTGAAGGTAGCTATCTTGATACAAAAGGAACTTTCATAAAAGACCTTGGTAAGCATGTTAAGGATTTTAATCGAGGTGGAGGTATGTTTGCTGCTAGTCTAAATGCAGGCAAAGGTTTTATACCTAACTTTGCAGCAGATCCCTTAACTGATGCGATAGGCAGAGAGCGTGACGCAGGAATTCCTGTTTCTCAAATCAGAGTAGGAACTCATTCAGCCTTAATGAATAAAGGTAATCCAATTGGTCTTGGCGTAACTAATACAAAAGATGAGCCGAATGGTTTGCGCGATGTGTTTGGTTCGGCTAATGGATTTGTGCCGAATTATGCTATACCCACACTTTCTGCAGGCGATATGGGCTTCAGGATAGATAAGACTCAGCAACAATTAGCTGATCAATACAATTCAGAATTAAAGAAAAGAATCAAAAGAATGAAGAAGGGGGATTATTCCTTTCAACAATTACAAAGATCTATTTCTACCTTAAATGATAGGTATAATATAAGCGCCAGCGCGCAACAAAATGTCAATAAAGAAATAAGAAGCTTAAGCGGTCCTATTATTAGCACTAAAAGAGCTTTTTCTTCTCTAGCTAAAGGTGCATCTTCTGTAAATAAATCTTTTTCGAGATCGCCAATAGGTAAAGGCTTAAGCTCTTCAGGGGCGCAAATGGGCTTAATTATGGGAGCTCCAATGTTAGGGGGTATGCTTCAAGGAGAAGGTCCTGGAAAAGTGGGCAATTTTCAGTATCAAGCTGGCGGAGCCCTAACGGGGATAGGGACTGGGGCGTCCATGGGTATGATGTTTGGCCCTCTTGGCGCCGCTATCGGTGGTGTTGTCGGAGGTTTTGCTGGTCTTTTAAGCTCATCTAATGAATTGAAAGAGGCCCAAGAAAAGGCGGCTGAATCTATAGCTCAAAGAAAATCTGAGTCGATTTTAACTTCTCCTGTAGCTAATGAAGCTTTTGGTAAAATAGGAGAAGATCAAATGGGTAAACTAGCAGCTCTAGAAAAAGAATTACAAAAAAGTTTTGAACCTCAGTTGAAGAAACAACTTGCAAACATAGAAAATAACCGAAGAGATGTAGTGTCCAAAGGGACAAATATGATGGTCCCGGGAGCTTCGTCAGCATTGAATCTTGGATTTTCTACCCGTAAAGAAAAAGCAATAACAGAGAACTCTGTGAAATTAAATGTTGAAGCTGCAAAGCAAAGAAAAAGTGCATTGCTCAACGCTTTGAAAACTTTAGATCCTTCTACAGAATTTATGGGCAAGGATATTAAAACAGGAAAAGAAAAAACTTATACAACATCGTCTTTTATTGAAGATATTAATCAACTTGACATAACAAAAGAAGAAGATCAAAAAGCCTTAAAGAAAGCATTTGAAAACGGCAAAACTCTACAGGAGAAGACTAACCTTGGGCTTGAAAAACAGCGCAAAGCAGTTATTCTTCAACTCAATCTTCAGAAAGCAATTATGCAAGCTCAAATGCAAGCTAAGCAGTCTCAACTTGATATTAAAGAAAAGTATTTCAAACAATCTAATATGATTGATTCTCAAACTAAAATTTTGGGAGATCTGATGAATGAAGAGGTTAAGGCTAGGCTGATTTATAATAAAAAGTTGATTGAAAGCGCTGAAAAAAGAGACGCCGGAGAGCAGGCCGCAAGAGACACAGCTCGATTAAATATTCTTCAAGACATTAAAAGCTCTCAGGGTGGAGGTTTAGAGCAAGCCTTAAAGCAAGCATTGTTTAACAAAAAAGATAAAGAAGAATTGGCTGGTATATCATTTAAAGACTTAACTGATAAATTAGATAAAAAATCAGCGGAAGATTTACTGGAGATATTGCTTGAGCTACCACAAGCAAACGCAGAGGCAGGCGAAATTGCCGATCAGAGAGGTAAACAGTTGACAGCTCAAATATCTATATTAAATAAAGAGAAAATGCTAAGAGATAATATTTCTGCCATTGAACACAAAGATCTGGGCAATATTAGTCGAAAAAAAGATGCTTTAAATTTGGTTAATTTAGAATTAAGCGAATATGTTCGTGGCCTTGAGCATGCCGCAAGTATAAAGGGAATCGAGCAAAACATTGCCGGAATTAAGTTTTCGAGCCCAAGAGCAGGAAGAGGAATATATAGAAGTGAGGAAGAAAAAATTCAATTTGAAAAAAGAATGCTAGATGAAAGACCTAATAGGCTGGAAATTAATCAAATTAATGAAGCCAAAAGGTTAGTCGAGTCTCTAAAGATAGACCCATCTAATATTGATTTAAAAGAAATGATCGATCCAGAAACAAAAGCTATAGATATTGAAGCTTTAAGGCAAAAAATAACTGATTCTACGCTGAAACCTTTTAAAGAAAAAAATGATGAATTTTTAAAAGAAAATAAAGCTGAATTAATTGGGTTGGAGTCTGGAAGAGAACAAAGATCTGAGAAGATAACTGAAATAATTACTGTCAACATGGATAAAAAGACAGGTAAGTTAAAAGACTTAAGCGCTGAGGATCAAAAAATTATCGACGACGAATCTAGGTATCAACAGTTGCTGGAGCAAAAAAATAATCTCGAAGCGCAGTCTTATAATTTATCTAAAGAAACCTCAACTGAAATAGAATCTGGATTGCAATCTCTTAAAGATGCTGTCGAGCTGGAAGGAAAAAGAAACGAAGAGCTTCGTACGCAATTGAATCAACGAGAAGAATTATTAAAATATAAAAGGGGCGAGGCTATCGGTTCTGACGACCGCTCTGCAATAAGTAGAGGTATGTCTGATTCATTTGCCGAAATGAGAGATCAGGCTCAATACATGCATTATGAAATAGGCAAAAGAGTTCCTAATTTATTGGCTGATGGCTTAGCTGATGCCATGCAAGTAGCTTTAAATGGCGCAGATGATCTTGGTGACGCAATGACTCAAATAGGAATAAATTTTTTGCAATCTATACAATCTGCATTTTTACAGCAAGCCGCTCAAGGTATTGTTGGAATGATGGGTTTTAATGCCACTAATAGATATAATGGTGGACCTATAAGGAATTACTCCAAAGGCGGATCTGTTCCCGCTATGGTTTCCGATGGAGAATACCTTATGAGTAAAGAAGCTGTTAATAGGTACGGCGGAAGCTTTATGCATACTTTAAATTCTGGCGGTAAAATACCTAAATATGCTAATGGAGGATGGGTTGACTCAGGCTTGAGTGGTGCTTTTGCATCTACCCCATCTACTTCATCTCCTCTATCACCTCCTTCCACGTCTTTCGATAATTTCTTCGCTCCTCAACCAGAGTTTAGCGTTCTCCCTCCCAAGAGTTTTAAGCAAAAAATGATGGGCTTTATAAATGATGATGACAATATGAAATTGTTTGAGCAGGAGTATCAAAAAGCTCAAGCTGAAGCTTTTGCTCCAAGCACTGCTCTTGCAGATGTGTTTAGTAATCCTCCTGCGTCGCCTATATTTACCGAACCTCCTTCAGAGTTTAGCGTTCTTCCTCCAAGAAGCTTCAAAAATAAAATGATGGACTTTCTTGGTGACTCAGATAATATGAAATTGTTTGAAGACCAGTATGGTTTAGCTCAAAAGAAGGCTGCTGGAATAGAAGCGTTTTCTTTAAAAAACCAACCTAGCCCCCAACAAAAAATGGAGAAAGCAACTTCCCCATTCAACTGGAAACAGAATAGCGATGGAACTGTTGATTTTGGATCAACACCATTCGAAACTCCTTTGAGAAGGTCAACTACCGTTAGTGATATAGATGGAACTGGAAACACTAAAAAAGGTAATTGGGATCCATTTGCTTTAATTGACCCTAATAAAATCCAAGGGCCACCTGCAGTAGATCAAAGCGCAGACATTCTTAAGCTCGTAGAAAAGCAATTGGTAAAAGAAAGATCTCAAGAAGTACGGCAAAAGGGTGCTAATATATCTCAAATAAGGAAGAAATACGATTACCTTTTAAATAGTCTAAGAAATAAAGATGAAAATGTTTTTGATTACGGCGAAACACAGGATGAGACTTTTTCGGATTTAATATATTCTACTGAGAATGGTAAATTCAGGGGTTGGGATACTTCTGCATATGGCCCGACCCCAAAAAAGAAAGTTCGATATACAAACTCGCTAGATAAATGGTTGCGGGGGTATATTCACGAAAAAAGAAATCCGCCTTTTAATAAGAGGGGCTTTTCTAAAGGAGGAAGAGTTCAGAATTTCGCAGAAGGAGGAGATGTTGAAAAGCTTATTCCAGAAGAAGGGTCTGCGTTAGCTGAAAACTTTGGAGGAGGAAGAGCGTTTGAGTCAGGGAGAGCCTATCAGTCTAAGGCTATGAGCGGATATTTTTACAGTGGATTAGCTGGCAATGTCGGAATAGAAGATGACGCTTCAAAGCTTAGAGAAGTTCTTGCGGAAGAAGAGCGTCAGCGACAAAAAGCTTTAATGAAAAAAAGGAAAAAGAAGCAGTTTTGGCAAAGTTTAGCAGGAACAGCTTTAAGTGCTGGAATAGCTTGGGGAACTAAAAGTCTTGGCGACATGTTTCAAAAACCAGATGCAACGTTAGATCTGTCTAGAGAAGCAATACTTGGCGCGCCTAGCGAGTCTTTTAATATGGGTTTAGGAGACGGTTTTGGTTCTTTTGATAACATTAATAGCCTAGGCAGTTCTTCTCTCGCCAATCAGTATGATTATTTTGGAAGACCTAAGATTGGCAGAAATAATGGAGGTTTTATTAGGAAATACGCTGGAGGCGGTCATATTTCAGGTAAATCTGGTATAGATCAAATTCCAGCAATGCTGAGTGAGGGTGAGTATGTTATTAAAGCAAGTAGCGCAAGAAAATTAGGTAAGTCAACTCTTGACGGTATAAATGCTGGCAAATTTAATGATGGCGGACCTGTATCAGGTGAGTTCGGATCATCTGATAGTAATGTTTCTGGAGGCAACACTAATAATATTAATATTTCAATAAATATGGAGCGAGGAAAGGCTTCTAGCGAAAGCGAACAAAAATCAGGCCAAAACCCTGCAGAACAATCAGAAGATCAAAGTAGCAATGTAGCCCTGGCAGATAAAATTAAACAGCAAGTAGTTTCGGTTATAGCTGAAGAACAAAGACCTGGCGGTTTATTAAGCGGTTAATATGAGTTATTCTAATTACGAGCAAACTGTAATTATCAATGGTTACGAATTATTAGGTGTTCAGTCTGTAGATGGTAGCTACGGAATTAGCGAGAAACCAATTAGAGTTGCTGGCGTAGGATTTATTGACGCATTAATTGATTCTCCTTTGCAAGGGAACTTTTCTATAGGTAGGAAAATGGTTGGCTATGACCCTTTGTTGGAGAAAAATATATATGGTAAGTATAAATTTGATGAGGAGGAAATTAACGGTTCAATATTATATGAAAATAATACAAAGGGTTTTGGGTTTACGAAAGGAAGAGTTTCGAGATACTCTGTAAACTGTTCGGTTGGTGAAATTCCTGATATTCAAACTGATATCATAGTTTATGGACAACTCGGAAAAGATGTATCCATGAATCCTGCAACAAAAGAAAATAAAAATATAAAATATCCAGATCAGTCAACAATCAGGGTTACTATTAGCGATTTTTCAATCGATGCAGTTAGTTCTTTTGCTTATAGCAGGGGAATAAATGTAAATGCTGTATATGGTTTACCTAAAGGTGATTCTTCTGACTGGGAAAACTCTCAAGCTTCCGTTAAAAACTTAGAGCCAATTCAGATCGATACTCAGTATCCAATAGAAACAGATATAAATGTATCCATTATTGCTGATCAATACGAAATCAGAGAAATAAAAGATAGAATTCAGTCCGCTCCAAAAAGCGATGTTAAAATAGAAATTTTAGATTCTTACGCACAAACTGATATCAATACGTTTGAGATTGAGAGCGCTCGATTAATTAGTGAGGCAATCAATAGTACTGTTGCAGAGGAAATGAATATTTCTTTAGCTTACAAAGGCTACGAAACCTACCACAACCCTTTAGTATGAGTGATAAATTATTAAGATTTGAAGATGGTAAAGTTACTATCGGGGGTAAAGATTTATTGGCTAGCTCTGCTAATTTATCTATATCTCCTAAGCTTGAGGCGGAAAGAGTATACGGCGATTATGATAGTTCTATTGTTGGCGCGAAAACAGAGTTTGTAAAATTTGCTCCTGTTGGAGGGTTAACTGGTAAATTATCTATAAATTTTTATATATCTTCTGATAAATTTACTGTTGATGGTAATCCTAATTCTATAGAGAGAATGTTTGATATTGTTGCAGGTATGGATGAACGTTCTATTAATAATAATATTGTTGGCAGATATAGTTTTAATAATATGTATTTAAATTCTTTTGGTTTTGAGATGTCTCCTTTTAAGATGGTTATGGCCACCGCTTCTTATGATATATATGGATCAATTGAAAGAGTGATAGATCAGAGGTTTCGTCAATCTGATGTGAATTTTGCGCACGGACTTAAGTCTTTCGGGAATATACTTGCTAGTGGGGTTGAACAAAATGAATTTGAAATTTCTAAGTTAAAATATACTATTGTTGTTAATAGAAAAATACATGATCAGATACGAGCTAATGAAAACACTTCAATAAATACTAGCCCCAGCGGAACTGTTCCTGTGAGATGCTCTGTAGAAAATATAGAAAAGGAAATGAGAATCGAAGGTAATGAAATTATTGAAAAAATAAATATATATGGGGGCAAACAGACGTCTTCCGTTGCGGAAGGAATAGAAGACTCTAAAATAGAAGCGTTTCTTTTGTCTCTTGAGGGGGAAAAGGTCGCGAGGTTTTCTGCTAAAGGCAAAATTCAGACTCAAGATATTGCTATATCAGAGGGGCAGCACGCTATGGCCAATATAACAATAAAAGAAATTATTAAATGATGAATAATTTAGAAGGGTTGTTGAAATCTCAAAACGTAACTCACGTAACTAATTATTCTGGGGAGTTTCAAACTGGGGTTGATTATAAAAAATTTGACTTCGTATATTACACTGGAGACGGTAGATTTTATTACGCAAAAGAAGACGCGATTAATGGCGGGGGCAATTTTATAGAGGCAAGTCAGCGGTTAGCTTTAGTTCCTGATGGGCCAATATCTAGCGAGGGACAAACTCACTATATAGTTGATTTAATGAATAGGCCTGACGCTGTTAATTTAGAATTGCGAGTTGGTCAAGTTTTAAATCTAGAAGGTTGCACTGGTGATAATAGCGGAATATATAGAGTTCTTGATATACAAAAAGATATTAAATCTTTAAATAATGACCCCGACTTAGAGGGGACTGCCATACAGGTTTTGCCTGTTAGTGGCGGATTTAATAATTTTGAACCCATTGGCCCTCAAACTATTTCGTTATCTTCTATAAATACTTATCCATCTGATAATTCAAACACTTGGACTGCAGATAAATTTTTCTTTGACGCCGATTATAATTCAACAGCTAATTTTAAAGCAAATAATTATAAATATCAATATGGAAATGGTTACTATGTGGTTCAACCAAAAAACATTAATTCATTAACTTTCGAATTAGATTTAGAATTTAAAAATAGAACTAATAGAGAATCGAATGCAATAGTTCATTTCCTTGAAAATCATCAGGGGCAGCACGAAGAAGACATGCCTTCTCCTAATCTAAAATATTCTCAAGGTATATCTGGTTTTAAGTGGGACGGCAATGCGGCGTTTTTCCCTTATAACTCGAACGAGATGCAACTCAAGAAATTTTACTGCAACGAATGGAGTCATGCATTAAATTTTGAAAATAGTAATGATATCACTGTTAGGTTAAGGAATCTGGATACGTCAATATTAAATAAATCGGAGGGACTTTTTCTTAATCCTCCAAATGAATATTCTGAGGCTGAATATTATGAAAAAAATGATGTTGTATACTCTAATGAAAATAAAAAATTTTATTATTGGAGCGGAGAATCCCCTGAGGTAGGAAAGTCTCCTGTGGAGGCTCAGGATTCTTGGACTAGAGAAAATGGTTATTTTAAAGATGTTAATACTGAGTATTGGAGCAGATCATTCTTTTGGAGACCTTCATTGAGTTTAAATGTTACTCAAAAGCCAAGAATGAATGAAATAATGTCTGAGGGAGGATATTCTCAGATGTATCGTGATGGAATGAATGAAAGCCTTCTTTCTTTGGAGCTTGAATTTAGTAATAGAAGTGAAGGCGAAGCTTATGGTATTCTGCATTTCTTGGAGCAACATTTGGGGTATATACCTTTTGAATTTAAGCCTCCGTCTCCATACGAATCTTCTAAGAATTTTATATGTCAAGAATGGCAGCATAAGTACACTTATAAGAATAATCATTCTATTAAGTGCGTATTCGAACAGTTCCCTTTAGATTTTACCGCTTCAGAGTACGATAATAATATTAGCCCTTCTTCAGCTTTAAAAGGCGAATTGCTTTGCCCTAACCCATTGATCATTGCTGAAGCTAATATTGATGAGCCTGTCTATTTAGGTAATTACGCCAAAAAGAGGGTGGAACTTAGAAATATAGGAGGTGAAAGCGTTACAGTATATAATTTAAAGCAATTAGATGAGTATAGCCCTTTATCAATAGTTTCTCAGTCTTCAGATGACGATGTGTGCCTTGTTAATTTAAATTCATTAAACTCCGAAGATTTTATCTATCAGCTGGACAATGATAATTCTCTGCCGTTTAATTTATCTAATCAATACGTTAAAGTTGATAAATCTTACACTGAAGGGTTGAATGGAGGGCAGTTCTTTACTATTATGGATAGAGATGGAGATAACTATACCCTGCGGTCATATAATGGCTTGACGGATAAGTACTTTCAAGATAATCGTGGTAATATAAAATCGATAGCCAGGGCCCAGTCAGGGGAATCGGTAAGCTCTGCCTTGCATAGCGAATTTTTAATTAAAAACTTTTTTGTAAAAAATAAAGCAAATCAAATTCCTGGCGGTCAAAGCGCTTTTTTTGACGTAGCATTTTATGGAGAAATAAATCCACTGAATTATGATTTTATATATCATATGAATAATGAAAATGCTGAACTTGGTGATTTAGTTTTTGTTACTGAAGGTGGAGAGGAAGTGTTAATTAGCTCTTTATTTGGTCAAGGTTATTATGGTGGTGGAATTAGTGTTGGAAATTCTTCTTTAAATAGTAATATACTTATTAATGCTTCTATATATATAAGCGATGTCTAGTTCTGATCAAAATTTTAACAAAAGTTTATTTTCAATAAATCCAGATGTTATTATCGATTTGTTTGAAATTGACTTTAGTAACCTTCAATCTAGTTTTGACGAACTTAAGGATGTATATGGAGTAAATTTAGGCGCTGAATCTGTTTATAGATTTTGCTCCATGATTAATGGATCTAACCCTGTTGTATGGCAAGGAAACTCGTATCAACCTTTACCTATATCTATAGAGGGTTTTGAGCAGAAATCGGATGGCACGCTTCCTCGGCCTAAATTAAAAATCGCTAACCCTCAAGGTTTATTTTCTAAAATATTTTATTCTAACGAAGATTTTGTTGGGTGTAAGGTTTCAAGAAAAAGAACTTACGTTAGGTTTTTAGATGATGAAAATTTTCAACAACAAAGCGGGAACCCTTTTGGGAGTGCAGATCCTAATGCTAGATTTAATGATGATGTATTTTTTGTAAATAGAAAAACGTCTGAGGATAAAAAATTTATAGAAATCGAACTAACTTCCGTGCTTGAGCTCGAAGAGTCTTGGGTCCCCGCTAGAATTATTTTAGCAGATTATTGTAATTGGACTTATAGGTGCGAGATTGGTTGCGGTTATAAAGGTCTCGCTATAGAAACTGCAGACGGAAAAACATTAACTGAGGGGTTTGGTTTTAAAGATTCTTCGGGGAAAATAGATCCTTCTAAATACAATAGTTCAGACCAAGTCCCTGAGTGGAATAAGGAAGGATTAAATGAATCAGGAGTCCAGCAAAATGGTTATAAGTTGGGTGACGTTATTAAGGTTAGCCCCATTAGTAATAAGGACGCTTATAAGAGATCGGTTAGCTTATTTGTCTGCATTCAAGATCATAATGACCCAGAGAAACATCACCCGTTTTTTGATAGAGAATATTGGTTAAAGGATGAATGTTCAAAAACTCTTGAGTCTTGTCAGAAAAGGTTTAGTAAAGATAATGCTGATTTAATAGAATTTAATAAAATTAATTCTACTCATGAAGGCTTAAGGTTTGGAGGATTCCCTGGAACAGAGAGATATAGTATTGAATGATATCCCTGAGCGGATACTAAGTAATATTAAAAACTTGTCTCATCTAAATAGTGATGAGGAAGTTTGTGGCATTATTTATAATAAGAATCAAGAGGTTATGGAATGTCAGAATATTAGCAACAATAAATCTAACTCTTTTTGTATTGATCCTTGCATTTTTATTGAATATGATGTTAGTGTAGTGTTTCATTCTCATATTATGGGAAGCTCTTCTCCTTCTTGTTGGGATATGAATTCCTCGAGAAAAATAAATCTACCGTATTTAATATATAGTTTAAGAGATAAAGACTTTTACTTATATAATAATGTAGGTGTATAAAATATATAAGGTTTAAGGTAAAGTGAAGAAGATTTTTTTACATGGAGAAATTGGCGCTCTT